GTCAAATTAGTCAAGTCAGCTAATAAGAATATCCATACTGTCCAAGTACAAGCACTCAAATTACGGAAATCTATTACTAAGAATGTTCATACTGTCTGGGTTAATACTGTTCGAAATAGCAAGACTGTAACCAAATTTAAGAAACTCGTTCAAATAAATATTGCTAGAATTAATAAACAAAAGAACTGGATTGCTAGATCGGTATTCGTACAAAGCATTAAACAATCTAAGACAAAAAATGCTATTGTTCGTGGAGTAAAGATTTCTTCTGCATTTGCTAGAAAATCAGTTGCCAAATCTGTTAAATCAGTATATGTACAAAAATCGGGAGAACTCGGTCGAATTTTCTACCGAATTATTGCTACTACCTTTATTCAGAGTACTAAACTTTCTAAATCATTAGTTAAAAGCATTAAAAGCAACTTAATTAGAAGTACCCGACTCAGTAAGACTAAATCTACTAATATTACAACTACTGAAGTTCAAAATGCTCGAATTAATAAGCAAAAACGATGGAATGCCAAGGTAGATCGAGTACAAAGTGTTAAATTCACCAAGACTAAATCTGCAATTCTCAAAGTTGTAGAAATTTTTGCTAATAGACTTTCAAAGCAAAAGAATACTACTATAAAATCCACTGCTGTTTCTTCAATGAGATTGAAGAAAAAAGCATCTAAGAGCACCCAAGCTGCACAGATTGTTTCGGCTACTGTTACTAGGGCAACCAACAGAGATAGAAGAATTACCTCAGGTCTCACTTACACAATTGCATCAAGTAGATCAGTTACTAGATATCGTCAGTTTAAAGCCGTTATGGTTAATGCTTTGAGAACCAACAAAGGTATTAAAAAAGATATTACAGTTTCTAGTACGAATATCTCATCTATTCTCAGAGCGAGTGTTCCTTGGAAATTCCTAATACAGTTTGTCACAAAGATTGTATCTTCCAAGAGTCAAACTATTGAAAAACCAGGTCATGCTAGACCTGATCCTGATTTCTGGGACCCAAACATGATTGATTCATCTACCCCAGGAGTGGATGGTCTAGTTTACGGTAACCCTGACGACGATAGATAACAATTTTATCGAGTCGGGAACTCACACTAGAGAACGTAAAGAGGATAAAAAAAAGGCAAAAAAAATGACTTGGTACTCAATCTATAATCGAGAAAATGCAGGAGTAGAAGCCCTTAAGCATGGTGAAACTCAAGATGGTGTTCCTTATGTATGGGGTGGAGAGACTTCAGGTGTAGGTTTTGACTGCTCAGGTCTTACTCAATGGGCTTATACTTCTGTAGGCTTATCTATTCCTCGTACAACTCAAGAACAATTTAAAGTATGCCAACTAGATCGTGGTACTCCACTTCTCCCTGGAGACCTTCTTTTCATTGCAGGAGCCGATGGAACTGATACTGAACCAGGCCATGTAATGATATATCACTCTCCTGGATTAGTATTACAGGCCCCATTTACTGGTGAAGATGTCAATGTCGGTCCTTATGATACTGAAGTATATTCATTTTCTACTCGACCAGGTGATCTTTACGGAGCAACAATCCAAGGTCCAACGAGTAAAGACTTAAAAGATAATAAACTTGAACGACTAGCTAGCCCTGCAGCTGAAACTCTTGCTCTTAAAAATGGTTGGCAAGTTCGAGGGTGGAATGGAAAAAACTTCCCTATTCTTCCTTTACAGGGTATTCCTGCAGGAGTTTGCAAATATACTTCAGTTGACTTTCGCAAAAAGAAGTAGAAGAAATAAATGGTTAATAGGTTACGTGCAGATTTTCTAACTGGTATCTGTAGTATTACAGCAGGTAATCCTGCTACTTTAACTACTACAACGGGAATTAATATCAGTATTGGAAGTAATCAATATCTTCCAATTGTTCTAAATCCTGCACCTTTCGATGGAATTATAACTAATTCAGAAATTGTTTATACTACGGGAGCATATTCCCCAGGAACCACTAACTTTACTGTAAATAGAGCACAAGAAGGCACAACCAGTCTCGGATCTCAAACAAATATTCCTTGGATATCAGGGCCAACAGTTCAAGACTTCGGCATTCTTAATGGAATGATTAACGGGGATTTTCCTATACCTACGGCAAGTGGGCAAGTTTTAGGAGCTACTGCTAGTGGTATTGGAACAGTTGTTTGGATTCCTCCTTATGGAGTTACTGTTTCTGGATCACAAGTATATGGATATTTGTCTCATGCTACAATTAGTGGTAGTCAAGTAGTTGGTTTTTCGACTCTCGTTAGTGGTTATAATGTATATGGTAACCTCAGTAATGCTACAATCAGTGGAAGTGATATAGTTGGCCCTATAGCTTTAGTTAATGGATCTACTGCTACTACCCAATCAGCATTAAATGATAGTACCGATGTTTCTACGACTGCCTATACTGATGCTGCTGTATTAGTTGAAACAAATAGAGCAGTAACTGAAGAAATAACACTTTCAAATGCTATTAATAGTTATGCCAATACAACATTAACTTTTACTAATAAAAGAATTACTAAAAGAGTCTATGGTCCAACTAGTGATGTAACGAGCGCTATACTTACAGACAATTACGATGTATTTTATTTTACTAATGTAGGAGGAACAGGACTTATCGAATGTTGGACTGCATCTCCTAATGAAGGAGATGAAATTGACATGTCCTTTACTACATCGGGTGGAACTCATAGTATTTCTTTTAGTAGCGCTGGTGGGGGAAGTCCAGGATTTGAATCCTCGGGCACGGTCGTACTTCCAACGACAATAAGCACTACACGATTAGATCTACATTTTATATTTAATTCAGCTACTAGTAACTTCCGTCTTGTCTACAAAGCATAAGGAAAAATGGCTCGATTAAGACCAGTTCCGCTCTATGCAGACCAATATCCTATTGGTGTAGCTATTTTTAATAATGGTGTATTAACTGACCCCGATAGTGAACAAGTATACTTAGAAGTTATTCAGCAAGAAAGTAATACAGTTATTATTCCTAGTGGAACTATGGCAACCAGACAGGGTGTTGGTCTTTACAATTATCTATTAGGAAATAATGAAACAACTGTTCCTGGAGTTAACCAAGTAACTTGGACATGGACAGCTTCTGGTATGCCTATAACCTTTATTGACTATTACTATCAAGCTGATACTCCAATGTACTACTACAGTTCATTAACTGAAAATCAGAGAAATATAGTAGTTAGTATAGGTCACAGAATAGATAGATCATTTGATAGTTCATATGGTGGACCATATCTACAGGACCTTCCACAAGCAGGTATGAACATTTATGAAGATATTGCCATGGTCTGGACTAATGAAACAATGGACTATGTTAACTATGAATTTCAACCAATTTTTAATCCTGCATGGGGTGTTGGAGTAAACGCTATTGCTCAGATCCCTCAACAGTATGCAGGAATGGTTAATTCACAGGTTTATGCTCACTTCTTAAAGCACATTGCTCGAAACTACATTGAACAACCAATGCCAGAAAATATGACAGCAGTTTGGAATAATCGTAGAGATTATTATGAGCGTTGGTGGCGTTTATATGAATTTGATAAAGAAATAGCTGACAAGCAGTTACGTCAGGTTAAGCGTTGGTATTTGATTGGTTCCAAGAGAGCTATGTTGGTGGCTGGGGGGCTAATTCCAAGGACATTTATTAATCCAGCAAACGGTGGAGCTCACTATGGAACAGCCAATATAGGTGGGTGGTAGAAAATATGGAAAAAGGAGTTTACAAACACACTTTAGAAACTAAAGAGAAATTATCAAAGTTAGCTAAGGGGAGGGTTAGTCCCCGCAAGGGTGTTCATCTCTCAGACGAGACAAAAGAGAAACTTCGTCAAGCTAATCTTGGTAAAGTTGGTTTAGTTGGTTCTAAAAATCCAATGTATGGTAAATCAATGTCCGAAGAATCTAAAGAAAAGGCTAGAAAAACTAATGCTTCTAAAGTACGCAATTTTACGTGCACTAGATGTAATGAAATTAAAACTTGTAATAATTCTGGAAGACTCCGAAAAACTTGTGATACTTGTTTGAATAAACTTAATCCTTGCATATGTGGCTGCGGTGAATTCGTAAGAGCAGCACACAATAATTCTCAACTTATTTCTGGTCATAATACTACTTTAATACCATCTGAAGAAATGAAGCGTCGTGGCCAAAAATCTATAGATTCACGAAGAAAAAATGGAACTTTATCTCCTTCGCCTGAAACTAGAAAAAAAATCTCAAAATCTGTTATTAAAGCTCATAAAGATGGCAAATTAAAAAATTCTCATGGCATTAGGCATTCTAAAGGTGAGCTTTCGCTAAAACCATATCTTGAATCATTAGGATATATTCATGAGGGAGACAAAAGTTTACGTATTTCTAATGGTTTCAGAACTAGATACCCTGATTACTACAATCCAGAAACCAAACAGATAGTTGAATATTTTGGTACCTATTGGCATCGTGATCGAAAATTGCCCAAAGGTAAAAAACACGCAACTGAGCAAGAAGTAATTAATTGGTACTATAAACAGGGTTGGGAATGTACTGTGGCCTGGGAAGATCAAACTCCTGAAATTATTGAACATCTTCAAGAAATCTCTGCCGGTAAACTCTAGTGTCAAGATTTGCTGCATCAGAACCTTTAAAAGATCCATCACTTAATAAAGTCGACGATAAGACAACGGATAAGCCATTGAAGCTTTTTAGTATGTATCGTCGTGGTGACATTTCAGAAGATCATGATGAAAATCAAAGAACAGATCCTGATAAACCACAATTTGATGGTGTAATATTTAGAAGTGGTAAGTGTGTAATATCGTGGAATACAGAAGCAAAATCAGTAGCTGTCTTTGACAGTTTTGAAGAATTAATGAAAATTCACGGACATAATAAACCTGGAATTGACGATAGATATCAATCTGAGATAAAATATTACGATATATCAGAATAAATTAGATGCCTAACAATCCTGTCTTTTATCCCCCCTATATAGCTGGTAAACCCTCCTATCAACCTGTCACATCACTTACTACACTATCTGGACAAATTGAATCTAATATTTATGTCCAAAAGTACAGAGAACAAAACAGTGAAATCGATCTACAGAGATTTCATGATGAGACACTACAAAATTTTGGAGAACAGTGTTTACTAAGATTGCTATGGCGTGCTGAAGACTTTACTGCAAATCTAGTTGGTCGTTGTATAGTTTGTCAGGATAGTGAAAGTCCCACTAATCCAGATGTTAGTGTTCAACAAAGAGTAGCGAGATCCTATGGACAGTCAGGCAATACCTATTGTCCTAACTGCTATGGGACTTCATTCAATGGTGGTTTCCAGAATGTCGTATACCAATTATTTATGCTAGCAGCAGATACTCCAGATAAACGTAATAATCAAATAGTTGGTCAATTTTGGAATCAAAACCCAAGAGTTCAATTTAGCTGGTACCCACAAATACGACAAGGTGATCTGGTGGCTAGGGTTGAATCGTGGAGTGAAGACACCCCTACTCTGACTTCTCAGATATTCATTGTATCTAATGTAGAACCTGTTACTGTTCGTACAGGTCCAGGACCATCTGCTGAGTATCCTTATAGAACCGGTTCTAATCCATTTCAGAATACTACTAAAATAGTTGCTCAAATTTGTACTTTAGAGAACTTACAGCCAGGACATCCATACTTCTCAGTGCCACTCTCCTAACTTCGAAGGAGTAGATGATATGATTCAACCAATGCCTGATTACGTTACCAGCAAGATTGCTGCAAGAGCCGTTGCTTTAGCAGCTTATCGAGCTCCTAAAAAGAGTGGTAAAGGTGCATTAAGTTTTCGGCCAGTAAGTTCAAATGGTCAAATAGGAATTTCAGTGCCACCTGAATATGGATATATGATGGCTCTCGATAGAGGTTATGATCCATATGTAATGTATGGGCTAACTGGAAAAACTATTCCGATTAGAGATGCCAGTGGTCGTATTAACTTTAGAACAGCTTATGGTGCTAGTGCTCCTGGTAAACGGAAAATTATTAGCAGAAATGCTCAAGGTCACATAACTGAAACAAAAATAATGTGGAAAAATCCTGGTATGCAAGGTATGCACTTTATTGAAGATGCTCTGAAACAAGCAGCTATGGAATGGAAAAATGCTGCTGGTCCAGAGGAAATATTAACTATGATTGAATCTACAGGTGCTGCTGGAGCAGCATTTGTTGAAACACTTAATCAGATGCGCTTTTAGGTAGGTAACTAAAATTTATCGAACTGCCGTGAAAACGTGTCTCATTGATGCTCTAACAGAGTATATTAATGTAATGAATCCTGGTTCAGCATTTCCTCAAGGGAATATACCTAGTAACACCACTAATGAATTAACTCCAACTAAGTTCAATATAGAATATCCATTGGTAGAGGCATCTTGGCCCAGTATATATGTACATTTTACTCCTATAACTACTCAATGGACTGGTTTAGATCCAGACTTCTTTTATGTAGTTAGTGGCACAGAAATAGTTTGTGACCGACAAATATATTTTGAAGGCTACATAGATTTTCAAATTCTAGCCATGGCTTCAGAGGAAAGAGATAAATTAGCTGACAGTATTGAAAATCTCATACTGTTTGATGTACAGTCACCTGGCAGTACAGCTTTTTATAATACTATCTATGCAGACCCAATAGTTGGCATGACTATTCTTGGTTCTAAAACAAGACCTATTGGTGATACCATTGTTGCTGGAACTCCTTTTTCTGCAGAATTACTTTCATATGAAGCGACTATTAGAGCTCAAGTTGTAGGTCAGGCTTATGAACCAAAATATGACTATAATCCACCAATTTTAGAAAGCATTGTAGTCAGTGGTATAACAACATACAACACAAATCCATTTGTTTTCACTGTTCCCTAAAGAATCTACATTGTTTTCTTCTTTTAATTAGTAAACATTAATAACAATCGCACTAGAAACTGAGAAGGTGTAAGTCCTTTCAGGAGATTTTATGAGCCCAATTCCAGGATACCAAAATCCGAATGTTTACGTAGAGCAGGCACCCTCACCTATCATAACGAATGCCGTTCTTAGTGCATCACCAAATATTCTATTTTTGGCCTTTTCACCCAATTTACCGACTAGTAATCAAAACGATACCTTCCAATTTACTTCATCTTCTGGTATCCAGACCTTTACTCTAAGTCAGAGTGGAACAGTTTCTAACTTTGTGCTAACCAATAGTCTAACTGGAGCTCCACTAACTAGTGGAACTAACTACAGTGGGCCAACTACTACGAGTGGAATAACTACGTTTACCACAATTAGCGGTAGTTCTTTTGTACAGAATAGTACTTACTTGCAGGCTTCCTACACCTTCACTACTGTCGCTCCAGGTTCAGTGTACACATTTACGGATTACAATAGTGCAGCCAATACTTTTGGTCAGCCATTCGTTTACAGTGGGTCTACACCAACTATTAACTCACCAGCTTCTTTGGCTGCTTTCCTTGCATTCCAGAATGGTGCTCCTCAGGTAACTCTAATGAATATTGTTTCCCAGAGTGGAACAGCAGCTGACTTCCTAACGGCTATTCAATCTTTTACTGGTACAGATTACTTTGACCTGATCGTTCCACTTGTATTCGATACTGCTTATGATGCTTCATCTACTGGACCTCTATTCAAGGGATTATCACAATTCTTAACTGCTCAGGCCAATAATGGAATATTCCAAAGGTCATTTATTGGATTAGACAGTTCAGCTGCTGGCTCATCATTGCCAATAACTGTACCAATCAGTATTGCTAACGACATGTTTAATCAGAGAGTTAGTGTTTGTAACCTACCGACTATTAACTATAATCCTGGATTTAATAGTTCAACTGGTACGACTACTGGAGTAGTTAGTCTTAATGGTTACTATGTAGCAGCTGCTTTAGCTGGTTTGTGGGCTTCACAAGCTCCTCAGACACCATTGACTCATCAAACATTACTTGGGTTCTCAAGTCTTTCTAACCAGTTGACTTCCTCACAGGAAACAACTCTACAGTCTTATGGAGTGTTGGTAGTTGCTCAAAAGCGTAATGGAACTATTTACGTTCGTCATGGTCTTACTACTAATACTAGTAACTGGCTAACTCAGGAAATTTCAATTAATGCAGTTGGTGACTATGTTGGCAAGAACTTTAAGGAAAACTTTACTAATAGTAATCTAATTGGTCAGGCTCTAACTCCATCAGTTATGTCTGCAATTGGTAACTTAACAACCGGCGTTCTGAGTGATCTTAAGACCACTGGTGTCATTCAAGGTTATACAGGTATCAACATTGTTCAAGACCCTAATAACCCAACTAGAGTTTTGGTGTCATTCCTGTACTCACCCACTATTCCATTGAATTACATCAATATCACTATTGCGATTAACACTGCCAGTGGCGCATTCACGGTAACAGCGGCTTAAGGATTAAATAAATGACTACTACCAACATTCGCGTAGGTGGAGCTTATACTCGTTTAACCTGGAACCCAGGTGGGTCATCGACCTCATCAGTTAATTTGGCCTGGGTTGATGTTATTCAGGAATCAGCTCCTCAACCAGTTGCTCAGGCTCAACCAATTCAACCAGTTGATAGCGAATACCCAATAGAAATTGCCTTCCCTGGTGCTCTAGAGGCTGGTTCACTTACAGTAACTATTCGTGAACAGTGGAATACTGAAGTATGGAATGCTTTTTATTCAACCTATAATGATATTCCTGCTAACTTTGCTACTAACTCAGATGGAAATAACAAAGTAATTTCTGACTTGCTAGGTGTCTTTAAAGCACAACTAGCTACTGGTAAAGTCGGTCTATCTAAGATTATTCTTGATCCTACTACTCGTGTTCCAATACGTCGCATTGATTACATTAATCCAACAATTGTAAATGTTGCAATTGATGAGACTGTTAACATTGGAACGATGACTTTCCCTAAGTCAGTACAGTTTATGTACACACAGCGTATTGAAAACTACGCATTCGCTCCTCCTGGTGCTCCTGCTGCATTGACTACTCTTAATGACCCAGGTTCGCTAATTCCTCCAACAGCTAACCAACCAGGTTCTGTTCTCTAAAGATCTATCAACCAGTTACCTACCAAAGGTACTAAAAAAGGAAATATAAAATGCCATCAAGATACATTCAAGTTTCACTCCAGCCAGGAGTTGGTCAGGCCATTTTACCTGATCATCGTAAACTTCTACCCGGACAGACTCTTACTATTGACTATGATACGTTCAAAAAGATCACATTACAGGCTCGTCAAAACTTACTATCATTCACCCCAGTCAGTGACTCTGTAACAACTGCTAGCGGATTTGTCCCTGCACAGACAGGAACTGGAGTCAACGCTCAGCTAAACATCCAGTCTGCTCTATACACTGTTAGCGCAACTCCAATTAACTACAATGCTGCAGGATTCTCAGCTCAGGGTTTCACTGATCCTCTTACTAATACTGGTGTTGGTATCAACCAGTCTAACTTTGGTTATGCTACTAATAATGACTTCACTGGCCCTGCTGGAGAACGCTATACCTATGTCTTTAATGCTGGTGTAAATATTTCAGGTACTCAGGTACTAGTCTGGTCTGACAAGAAAAACCGATTTGTTACCAATCAGCGTCCCTCTTATCAGGTAGCCAGGGATGGTCTAGGAACTCAGTACCCCGTTACATTTACTGACAGTACTACTAACCCTACTACAGTTGGTACAGAACAAGGTCAGTTTGCTGGTGTTGCTTTGGTTAACATTCCTAGTGGATACTTTGGTTTTATTCAAATTGAGGGATTCTGCCCAGCTGTTACAGTTAGTGGTGCAGTAACCAATGGTGCAACTCTAGCTGTCGGTGGTATCGGTGTAGCTGTATATCAGCCTTCTGCTCTTACTACCACTACTACCAATGGTATTGTATCTGGATCGGCTCTTTCTAACAACGTATTTGGCACGGCTCTAGTTAGTGGAACTAACTCTACAGTTGCTGCTGATATTCGTAGTACTAAGTCTAAGCCGATTTATCAGCGTTTTCTTAACAAGAACTAATTAACTTTTAATCAATTAGTCTCTAATTCATTCGACAATTTAACCAATTTGTGATATAATTTTAGTATAAATATAATTATAATACAAAGGAATAACATTGTCTGATCTGACTTTTGATGATAGGTGGAAGCAAGACTTTGAGGGTTTACTTTTTTTAGGTAAACTCGAAAAGGAAGTTACTTCTATACCATCACATAAATTTTTAGTTCGTACTTTAACGGTTAACGAACAACTAGAGGTTCTTCTCATAACTCAGCCATATGCTGATGGTATTGGCTATGCCAGAGCATATAAAGCAGCCGTAGTAGCTGCTGGACTTGTTAGCATTGATGGCAAAGAATTAATCCCAACGGATAAAAAAACTGCTGTTCTGCGACAAAAATGGGACTATGTTACCAATGGATGGTATGAACCAGTAATTGATGTTCTTTACGAAGAAATTGACCAATTACACGCTCGTATGATTGAAGTATGCCAAGAAGTTGGTGTACTCCCCAAAGATGATGAAGATTTAGCACAAATCTTCGTAGAGAACGGTGGTAGTGAAGACCCAAAAGAATAGAAGTAGACCCTTACGTTATGTACCACGTTAAAGTGGCTCGTGAAAGGGGTCTACTAAATGATAAAAATGGGAACTTACTCCACGAAAGATTATTGATGCAAGAACTCTTCAATGATAAGGTAAAGGAAGCTAATTCTATTGATGAAGAATTAGAGTCACAACTCTTTCTCCACCGTCCTGATATTTGGGAAGGTATTCAAAAAGAACGAGAAGAAGCTAATGCTATGGGTCTCGATAAAATTGTTTATCATCCTGCACCAGAAACAATGGAAGAATACCTTGAACTTGAAAAGATGTTCGATCAATTTGAAGATATCCAATTTGTTCCCGTTGATTCTGAACAACTACCAGAAGCTACATTCTTTAATGGCGTACCAATCGAAGAACTCGGTGACAATTAAAAATGACTGACAACATTACTGGTTTCGGTAGTGGTGCAGACGAGATCAGTCTTGGGTTAAACCTTAATTCTAATGTTGGTAGTGTCAAAAATGATTTTGGTGCTGTTGATCAAATATTGCAACAAATGGTCAAAGATCAAGAAACCTTTAATGGCCTTCAAAATGACTCTTTTGATAAGATAAAAGCAACTGCTCAAGAAATTAGAAATTCTGCTGAACAAGCTCAACAGTTGGTCAGTATTTTTAGAACTCTACGTGGGGAACAAGAGGGGACTGTTCAAAGTGCCAAGCAATTGGTGACAATTTATCAACAAATGAACAACGAGCTTCAGAAGGCCCAACAGAACCAAGCTAGGCTAGGAATCACCTCTCCAGGAGCCTCTGTACCGGGCTCTATACCCCCTACAGGCGGTCCTGGACCGATTCCGGGGGTACCTGCCACCCAGACTGGTTCTGGGGGTTCTGGGGGCATTAAACCCCCTAATACAAGTGGTGGTGCTGGGTATGCTGACGAACCTGATGACTTCTTTGGCAGAGAAGAGATTAAATCAGGCGGTCGGCGTTCTTCTGGTCGTAGACCTTCTGATATAGATATAGGAGGAGCGGACCCCTCAGAATATGACGACATAGACCTGACTCCAAGTGGTGTAGTCGGTGGTGGTGGAGGAGGGATGGCACGCAGAGCAACTGCAAGTGGTGAACATTACAAGCAAATTTCTGACATGTCTTTGGCTCTGTTTCCACAGCAAGGATATTATCGAAACCTTCGTAGGGCTAGGTGGCTAACTCGTAATGAGGGCAGTACCATTAATAAATTTACTAGTTCTAAAGCTGGCCAAAGAATGGGGATGGCCCTCAATAGACTTGGTGGTGGCCAAAAGTTAAGAACTAACGAAGGCTACCAATTATTCCCATTTTCTCAAGATGAAAATGGAAACTACGTTGACGATAGTAGTAGTACAGTTTATGGTCTAAAAAATTCCGAGGGACAATTTTTATCTCAAGGTGGTCCTGGTGTGGAACGACCAAAATGGGCATGGAGCGGTGAAGGAGAAATGCCTCCAATGCCTGGTCCAGAATCAACTCCTCAACCATTTGATCCTTGGCAACGTCCAAACTTGAATTCCACTGGTGAGGGTGCAGCAAAAATTGCTGGATCGATGTATGCAGCAAGGATGATTAAAGCTAAGGGTGGAGATCTTTTTAGAGAAGGACAACTCTATACTGGTATTACTGGTGGAACTGGTATTCGTGGTGCATTGGGTTATGACGTTGGTGCTCAGGCAACTAGTTGGTTTGGACTTAATCCCTTAGAGTCATATGGACAAGCTAAGCAGATCACCATGCAAAATCTTTCATTAGGTTATCGTGGTAATTTACTAAATCAGGCTAACTCATTTGGTAACCAGGCTCTGCAAAAGTATGGAGTAGACCCTCAAACATCTATGCAGATGTTTGGACAGATGGTTATGCAAGCCGGTGCGTCATTAAATGAACTCAATGCATCTCTAGACACATTAGCACACACTGCGAGTACAACCGACACCAGTTTTTCACAATTACAACAAAGTGTAATACAGTACTCGCAACTTGGTGCTAGTTTTGGTTTAACTGGTGGACAGAATGCAGCATTTGCTACAGCTGCAGCCCAATATGCTGCTGGACAACCTGGTTTAGCAGCAACTGGTGCCAACCCTGCAGATATTCTAGACAGTATGATCGGTCAAGCATTAGTTGCCCAACAGATGGGAACAAGTTTTCTTGGATTACCTGGTGCTTCTCAAAGTCAAGGAGCCATGGGTGTATTAAGCGGTGAAATAAAAGCAAATCAATCTTTAATTAGTAGAATTGGAATTACCAAAGATAATTATCAAAATAGTCAAGTTTTGGAAAATTCATTTCAAAAGTTTAAATTATTGATGTCATCTCTGGGATTAAAGAAGCAAGCAGACATGTCGTATAGTACTTATGTTAAATATATACACGATTTGTATGATGGTAAACAAAAACGAGAACTCAACAAAACCTTAACATCTACCTTTGCTAGTGATATAGGTCAAAAACCAGGAGAAAGTGTAAAACAAGCTATTGCTGGTGCTGTCGCTGCTACTGATTGGTTGGATATAGATGGTAAAAAACTCACAATTTCTGCAATTTCTACTGAAATGCAGAATCTTGAAACTAAGAATAAGTGGAAAAATATCGGTGTTGATGTTAACGGAAAATTCATGAGTTTAAGTGATATAGAGCAATTACCTACTGGACGCCGTGAAGCTTTAGAAGCAAGGATTGCTACAGGCGATCAACCTCTTTCTCATATAAATCAGCATGGTAAAAAAATTAAAGGTACTTACGCTAGTGGTACTCTACTTGATCTTCAACATGAATCGGCAGAACAGTTTAATAAATTTGGTAGAACACCTAATAGGGCAGCAATGCAAAAAGCTGAGAGAGGTGCTATGCAGATTGAACTTGGCCCGAAGGCTCAAAAACTATTTATGCTATTAGAAGACCCTAGTAATCTTAACCGGGATCTTAATAAATGGGCGAAAAAGCACGGATTATCTACCACTGAATGGGGCAACCAGAGAACTGGTAACTAATGACTACCACTGGTTCAATCAACAAAAACTATCGGCATAAAACTGCGTATTTGGCTAATAATCAAAAAACAATACTTTTAACTTTGCCATTTTCTCCTAATTCACTTGAATGGAGTTATACCTTAAATAAAGTGAGTTATGACACTTATGGGGGTCGTGTAACCCAACTTATCTCAGTAAAGATTGATCAAATGTCATTGCAGGCAGATGCTGGTAGTAGACAAAATCTAATGAATATATATACGATTATTAAACAATTGCAGGAAGACCAAATTGTTAATCGACTACCTCTCGTTTTAACAGTTCCTGCTGATAGTACTGTAAAGCCAAGTACTCCTATTACTCTCTCTTTATGGTACAGTGACATGCAAATCGGATTTGATCCAACAACTGTTACTTACCCTTATATAATAAATTTTAACGTAGCCGATGAAAGTTATCCTAATACTTCTTATAGTAGTTTGAGTAAGATTATAACTAATGCTGAAATAAAAGGTTTGTTCGCTAAGTCTCCTGGTAATAATGAAATTGACTTTGGTACTACTTCTTCTTTAACGTATGCAGGTCTACAAAATCTAACTAGTGCTCAGGCTGCTGCTAAGAAGACAGCCACCAAAGGGCTAACCTTCCCTAAAGAAGGCCAAATAATCCCCGATCTTGGTTCAGGAAGTGTGGTACAATAATGGCTGTTAGCCCTAATGCATCATGTCCAGTTAGTGGACCAATTTATCAAGAAGATTTAGAAATAGCTAATTTAGGGTCTTTTTCATGGTCAAATTACAATGGTATTGTACATACCTCAACTACTTTAGACATTGAAGATGCTAATGAATGGATACCAGAGTAATGGCTATCTTTAGTGGGAATGGTGTAGGTACAGGTACTCTCAGGAGTAACCCTATCAAGGGTATTTTCAAACCTACAGCTAATGCTCATTTGGCATTAACTGATCGAAATGGTAATTCACTGTTAGACACCGATATAGATATATTATCTTTTAGTACTGCTTCCTATACTCAGTATGACCAAGATCAGGTACAGCGTGGTTTAGCGTGGATGCCAATTCGTCGTTCAGAAATGTTCATAGATTTCAGTATTATTTGGCCATTTATGAGTAAACAACGACCAGATGCATTTGAAGAAATGCAGTCTTTTCAAAATGCTATTAGAGTGCATCAACAAGAATCTGTTCTTACTAGAGGTTCTCCTTACCCGGCAGTTCTGCATTACTACAACAATAGTAATAACCAGTCCCCAACGATTACTAATAATCTTCCGCATCTTGGAAATAGTGCAAATTTAGTAACCGATGTAAAGAATTTAACGAATAATACAAATGCTAACCAATTGCAACCTTTGGTATATCAAGGATGGATTGATACCTCAAACAAAATATACCAGCGTTTTAAATCATATTTTGTGACATATTATCATATGAATATACTCAATAGTACAGATGATATTAGCTATGCCAGTACTCTATCTGCATTAGGTCTGGGTGCTACTGCGTCCATAACACCTCCTGCTATTAGCAGCTCATCATTTAATCCAACAGCTATTAATTCAAACTATACAGTCGGTCCTGTAGATATTAATCAAATAACGGGAATCATTAATTAACCATGGCTCTCGGTCAGAACGAACAGTTTTTCTATTCCCCAGACGTTAGAATATTCATTAATAGTCTAACACAGGGTGGTATTATAGAAGTAAGCGATGACTTTATGTCCCTTACTATAGAGCGTAATATCAATGCAGTTAGTACCGCTAGTATATATTTAGCTAACAATGGTTTTAAATACACTCCAGCATCAAAGAATTTTACAGCAGCTAAGGTGCAGTCACCAGTAATTAATACAATGGATGAAATAATAATTTTTCTCAAAAAAGAAAGTTATTATCAGTACTTTACTGGATTCGTGATATATGCACCAATAGTTACTTTGATCCCTGAGCCAATCGTAATTAATTGTAGTTGTACGCTATATAAAGCTCAAAATAGCTATTGGGATGCTGGGGCAATTGAGTATGAAGGTATCATTCCTGGAATTTTACAGAATGCACAAATATTCGGTGGTAGCGTACAAAATAATGATGGTGGAGTAGCAACTGGAATAATTAATCTGCTAACGAAAGTAGCTAATTGGACTGCAAAAGATATTCATATTGGTGGTATTCCATCCCAATGGGTTAGTTTTGCTACTGATATCTATAAGCAAACTCAGATTACATTAAAAGATGAGAATGCTACAAGTTTCAAAGATATTATAAATTATCTAGAAGTAACCGGTGGTGTTTCTAAGTCGGTGTCCTTGGCAACTACAAAAGGTAAAACTGGTATTGGTAATGGTACCGTTGCCTCTCTTGGGGTTAAGGGTGCTCCAGAAGGTACTGCTATTTTAGGAATTACTAGCGGTGAAACTATAACTGCCACATTTGATACCATATCTGATTTGTCTAATAACTCTGGTGCTGATGATATTGTAAAAAATCCTAGTGGCATATCGTATTGGGTAGCTGCACCGTTTACTTACTGGGCTAGTAATGTTGGAGATCCAACATCTGCTAAACAATGGCTACAAGGAGCCGCAAACCCTGATATATACCCTACTGCAGCACAAATTGGTAGAATACTTCTAATAAGTAATACTGTAACCCACAAACACGTTCAAGTCCATGTTGTGTACGCAACACAACAAAAACTTCTTAATGGTGCTGACATCATTTTATCGGAAGCTGCTTTTACCTATCTAGGTGGAGATCTTTCTCCTGGTGCTCCTAAGACAATAGATAATATCTCTGTTGATGCTTGGGTAAATGCCACTGATGAAACATTAAAAGGTGGACCAGTTGTTCAAACTGTAGCACCTACAAAGTCAGAACAACCAACACCAGATGGTACTTATCCACAGTGGGAATACAATTTACTTAATCCTACATTGATAAATAGTAGTTTATCATCATCAGCACAGTTACCATCAACTACTAGTACCAAAAAGGGTACTAAAGGACAAGAAGCAGCTGCTTGGGCTGCAACACAGATTGGTGGTACCTACGTTTGGGGTGGAGGACATGATACAACTGGTGCATCACATGGAAAACCCGGAGATACACAAGATCCAGATTATGCAACTCAACTTGGTTTCGACTGTTCTGGACTCGTAGGTTGGGCTTGGAGTAAAGCCGGTGTTGATGGACTACTTGGAGATACTGGTGAACAACTTAATTCAAATGTAGGACAGAGAATAGCAGGTTATGGTACTATTGATCCAAGTCTTCTAGAGCCTGGTGACCTAATCTTTTATGGTGGAACTGAAGTTCTCCCAGAACATGTTGTAATGTATTACAAGGATGGTTATGTTGTCGATGCAGAAGATAGTCAAGATGGTATAGTAAAACAACAGTTCTATAATAGTTCCCAATCATTTCCTATACAGGGAGTTAGAAGACCTTCACCCAGTAAACAAATTGTTAATTACTCAATTAATATAGGTGGTGGAGGTACCGCTAGCACTGCAACACCAGCAGGTCTAAGTAAGGCTGGTGGCAATTTTAACTATAACACTACTCAAGGGGTAGTTGGCTTTGATGTTAATTCAACAGTCCTAGCTGGTAGTCCACGAGCATTTGTAACTGATGTCCCAGTTCTTTCAACCATTGGTACTTTATCTACTATGGGTTTAAGAGAATTCCAGAGTGGACCAGATGGTAGCTTTTTGGCTTGGTATCCTGATTATTTTGGACTATATGGAACTGCTCCAGTACTCAGTATTTATGATATTGAAATAATTGACTTCAGTATTTATCATGATGACACCCAGTTATATACACATATTGGTGTTAGTGGTGACCCAACTGAAGTTGGTGATGTTTCTTTGGTTGACTGGCTGATGACTAATGGGATTATAACAATTGAGAATAATGCTGTTTTAGGATTATTATTTGGTACCGATCCTGCAACCATGCTTACCTCTATGAATAGCTTGTCATCACAAGGAATTAATATTAATACATTTGCCAAGGAATTCCTAAAGAGATATGGTATGAGACCATATGTTGATTCTGAACCAATGATCCGTTCAGAACTGATGGAATTCATGTATGCCTTACAGGAATTCTTATACTTGTGGTCACAGCAATACGCTACCAACGTTACATTCACTTTTATGCCTGAACTGTATCCTGGAATGATAGCTAACATCGTTGAGCATGGACTCCAAGTCTATGTCCAATCAGTAAGTCAAAGTTGCTCACGAGATGGAGGGTTTACAACTAGTGCAGTAGTAACATGTCCAACTAGAATTATTGGTAAAAAGAAAGTTAATGGAAAACTTGTAAACAATGTAGTTCCACTTGACTTTGGATATCCTATTCAATTACAAAATGGTTAATTTGATTAATGTAATGAAATATGGTATAATTGATAAATAATGGTTTTAAGTCAAACCTCCCCTCTTGGCAAATTAGCTGGTGTAACTCGTAGAGTAACATTAATACATGAACCCACCTACTCTACTTCAACAGGTAGTTGGTTAGTTAATGGATTAGATGCTGATAAACAACAGTGGCAGATCGATCTAACAGTTCTTCCTCCTGGCATTACAAAAGATATGATTAAGGCTGGCCAACAATGGTTCATAGAACGCTCGACTACCTATAATCGTTTATTTAAATATGTTGGAGAATTCGTTGTAGAAAATCAACTCAGAATGAGTACTACACTGCCTCTAAGTTCATGGAAATTTCCTTTAAATACATGGAATAATATAACTTATAATACATATTTGGTAACTCAATCTGGATCAGCTGGTATTACTATTTATAGTGGTGGTACTTTTTATGTGCCATTCCCTGGATTATACTCCGTAACTTCATATTTAACGAACTCTGCTGGAACTATTCTTAATCGCGTATATTCTTCTGCATTAGATAGTAATTATCCCACTTCTAATTATACCAATACTGAGATTCTCTGCCTAACGAGTGGCAATTTAAGTTTTATAATACAGGGTAATCCTACCGCCAGTGGTCAAATTACTGGTTATGCCTCAATTACCTATGCTGGACCGATTATATCCAACTGAAACTTGAATTAGGTACTGAGAGATAAGATGAAGACATTAACTGTGCAGAATGGGGATCTGCAACTCGATAGTTCAGGTAGATTAACCTTTCAGACGGGTTCCAATAAGTTAGTCCAAGACCTAACTTTATGGCTAGAGGAACCAATCGGTACTGGTTTTACTACGCCTAACTTTGGTAGTATTCTCCCCAATCTAATTGGACAGGTTTTTACTCCTTATTTATCTGCTCAAATACAAGCTGAAACTTTAAGGATATTTACTCTCTATCAACAGAATCAAATTTCTGCTCTTAAGAATGCCCAAAATTTGTCACAATTAGGTAATTGGAATAAATCTGAAATTATTAACTCAGTCGATAATATAAGTGTATACCCGGATTCTAACCTACCAACAATGATAGATGTAACTGTAGATATTACTACATTGTCCAATACCAGTTTGACCATCAATCTATTTGTCACTTCTAATGGTATACAGGTAAGCTAAAAATGGCACAGGCAGTTACTATTCTCCAGAGGCTTCTTACAAGCCTCACTGCACAGGATCCTACCTGGGATGTTTCGGTTGGATCGCCTGTATATAAAATCTTTGAATCATTCGCCAATGAGTTGGCTACAGCAATTAATACAAATACTCTTACTTCATATAGTTTTGACGTAAATAGTAAATCTGGAATTGCTCTGGATTCCTTCGTTAATATATTTGGAATTAATCGTAGACTTGGTACTAGAGCAGTAGGTTCGGTATCATTCAGTATTAGCTCACCAGCTGCTCAGATTCTTACAATTCCTATTGGTACTCAGATCTTTGTGCCTGGATCTCAGTCATTAACTGGAAATAACATCTTCTTTGCCACAGTAGCTACTGCATTTATCGGAATTGGTCAAACTGAAGTTCAAGTTCCAATCCAAGCTGTTTTACCAGGTAGCTTTAGCAATGTTCAATCACAAACTATTACTTCTGTAACAACTGCCATACTAGGGAGTCCATCGGTTACAAATTTCAGCCCCACTCAAGGTGGTGCAGATACTGAAACTGATGTACAGTTGCAGACCAGATTTATACAAACTGCTTTTGCTAACATTTCTGGAATCGTCAACAAATATGTACAAATGGCTCTACAAGACCCTAATATTACACAGGTCAATGTCGTTGGTGCTCAACAAACTTATACCGAACAGGATCAGGTTTGGACAACAATAATTGGTAATAGCACTTTCATTCCAGCATTAAATTTCCAAGCACAATTAATGGCAGTTAGTGGATCAAATAATGCAGTTCTAACTAATGGTAGTTTCCCGTCTAATGTATTTGGTGCGACCCAAATAACTCCATCGCCAATTGGATGGTCTGGAACAATTGTTAACAATGGTTCTAATTATGTGTTAAGCACTACTGTTTCTGGTAATACAGTGTTTAGTGTAGACTATTTGTTTCTTAATCCTCCAACATTTAATGGATCGAGCAACGTATCTGCTGTTGCTGCCTGGGCAATTGATAGTCTAGCTACGTTAGGTGTTTCAACTACAGCTACTTACTCTGGAACTACCATTTCTGGTGGTGGTTACATCACCTTTAATCAGCCAACAGGTTTTAATCTAATTGTTTTTAGTGGTGCTGTTAGTGGATGGAACTCTATAACCTCTCAGATACCTGACTCAAAATATACGTATCCAGAAGGTGGGGAAAGTATAGGTCAGAATTTAGGCTCTATAAGTCAAATTCTACTAACTAATGGACAAGATTATAACTATCCTGCTTCTAGTGGAGTTCCTTTAATTGTCACTCTAAAACCGAATGTTTTAAATGCTCCTCTAACATATACTGGAGAACTTCTCCAGATGCAATCCGAGTATATACCTATTTCATCAAGAATAGTTAATCCTACAATTAATTCAAACTTTGTTGAAGTATTCATTAATGGCAATAATGCAACATCCACTACTTCACAAGTATTAGTTAGTCCAAATGTAGTCTTTACTAGCGGTATAACTAATGGATTATATAATGCAAATAACTTTAGTTATGCTAATGGACTTAATTGTATATCTGGTTCTACGAATAGTATTGGAGATTACTATATTGGATTTGCTAATAAACCAGCAATTAACTGGCCAGCTCAATTAATTTCTGGGAACCAACCTTCTTTTATAAGTTTTGTTAGCATTTCTGGGTTCGCTGGAGTGACTAATATACCAATTTGTACAGAATTTGTTAACCTAGATCCTCCAAATATAACAGGTATCTCGGGTGCAGTTGGAACAAATATGCTTACAACTAATTCCAATATTTCTGCGTTATACCTTGGTTTAGTGATATCTGGAACGGGTATAGCAACTACTACTACTTTAAGTGGAATCCCATTCAATACCTACATAACTAGTCTTGTACCTGGTCTTCCAAACACTATCTATTTGTCAGATTTATTAACATCCAACGTTACTTCTTGTACTGGTACTTTTGTAACAGCTGCATATCCAGTTTATGATGTTACTAACAATGCAGGCTCCGTATTAGATATGACCGGAATTGCAGTTGTTAGTCATGAACAAGTTGGATATGAATCACAGAGTTATTTCCCGTGGTCTATCAGTGGTATTAACACTGCTGTTGGAACGATTTTGTATAATTACAATTATGATGTTTCTCAAGTAAATGATATAATTCAGCAATCTAGAGTTGTTGGGACTAATGTTTTAGTTCGACAAGCTCAGTATTTGAATCTTATTATTAATCTTTCGGTCATATATGTACAAAATGCCAATGTACCTGTTGTGAATTCTGCTATACAAAATGCTTTAGTACAGTTCTTACAGTCAGTTTCTTATGATCAAGTCATTAGCTTTTCTAGTTTAGCATCAGTGGTTTACGGAGTTGGTGGTGTGGCTTCTGCTAGAGTTTCTACAATATCAGATAATCTCAATCAATATGGTATTATAAGTGTTCCATTGGATGGAGATTTAACTAATGCTGTACAATACACATCAGATATTTTATTGGCTAATAACCAATTGGCTCAATTATTTAGTGTGAATATAACTACTTTTGGCCTCAACAATTTCTAAATAAAAATTAAATAACTATGTCAGTCGTCTATCCTCTAACTCTCCCCCAAACATTACCGTGGAAGGTTCGAAACTTTCCTGATGACGTATACAATTTTAATCCAACTGATAATTTAACTCAATTAATGAGCATCGCTCTAGGTGCAGCAGGAACTGGGCAACTAGATCTAATCTACACAGCAGCCCGAATTAATCAAGAGAACCTAGAGTTCTCTGACCTAGACAATATTTTGGGACTTCTTTTAAACACTCGAAGATTAGTAACAGAGATGTATAATACTGTTAATAATCCATTCACTGACCAGCTAAGTATTGACAATTGGGAAGATGTCATATCAAAAGATTCAGCCTATAGAGAAAGATTAAATGGCGTTGGCAGTTCCTATCTACAAGGGGCTACTCCAACAGGTTTAAGAAATATTGCCAATTCTACAAACTCCCTTGAAAATAAGATCATCGAAGTTTGGAATGTAACTACTTCTGGTTTAACAGTTTCTGGTACTAACTACAACACCAGAGGCTTTGGCGTTAACGAAACTCTTATTGTCCCGTTAGTACCTGATGATCTAACATTTGATAATGACCTAAAACGAGATACACTACAGAGTCTTTACAACTTAAAACCTGTTGGTAATATAGTTACAATTACCAGTGGTGTAAATCCATATAATGACTTAGATTACATAGTAACATCGGGGAATTCTGAATTTTTCTATCTAGATCGTCAAGTACTTGCTAATGGGGTTAACACACCATCTTCTGTCTTTAATGCAGGCAATACTGCTGTAAGTAGCAGATATTTTTTGAAAAATAATGTAAACGTCGAAGTACCACAATTTGCTCATATAGTGACGGAAGAATCAATAACTGATGTAACTCTAAACATTTCAACCGTTGCTGTTATTCCTTTAAGTTCATTGTCAAGTACTGGAGAACTACCAGGGTATAGCACTACATTACCTATTGGTAATCCCAGTTTTTCTATAACAGCTACGGTATATGGCAACGCGTAGCATGAGATACGGCTCTAGAGTACCTAAAATCTATGGTCTATATGATCCTAGAAAGCCTGATGACATTAAATATGTTGGTGTTACAATACAAAATTTAACTGATCGGCTAAGTAACCATAGACGTAATATTTGGGAAACAAAAAACCCTACTAATAAAGAAAAATGGATTGATAGATTAAAAAGAGAAGGTGTGCAACCGGAAATTAAACTTCTCGAAGAGTGTGAAACAGTTGAGTTAATGTACGAGCAAGAAATTGTATGGATTCAAAATCTTCGTAAACAAGGTTATAAACTTGCTAATACGAGTAAGGGAGGAAGAGGGGGTTTTTCCTACCCTAAGAGTGATAAATGGAAACAGTTTATTAAAGAAGATAATATTAGACGTAATTTAGATCCAGAGTACCATAAAAAATTATCACAAGCACAGGTAGAATCTTATAAAAATAATCCAGAGCAAAAAGAGAAACAAAGTAGTTCTCAAAAACTCCTGTGGCAAGATCCAGAATGGAGGAGTAAAACGATTGCAACGATGAAGAAAAACCGTTCGATCAACCCCACTCTTCATCGTAATAAAAACGGAAACCAATAGTGGCAATTACCCCTCCCCAACTCAACCCGCTTTTAACCTTTCCTGACAATTCACAGTTACCGGAAATGTCCGTAGATGGTATCATAATTGATCGTGTATATGGAGCAACTGGTGTATTAGACACTATCCAGAGTAAAACAACATCACAGTATCAGGACCCAAATAGCAATCAGATTAATCCACCTGCTCAAATTTCATTACCTAATCAGGGCAACTCTACAGTTTGGTACAGTTCTTTAGTTGACGATGTTTATAATACTGGGTTTGCATTAGCCTTTCAATTTAGTAGAACTACGTATATAAATTATGTAACTTTTGATTTACTGAATGTGCCTTGTTCTTGGACACTATTACAAGTTAGTGGTACTTATAGTCCAATAATTGGCGGGAATGTGTTAGCTCAAGGTATAGTAAATGGAACTAATAGTCAAGGCTGGATAAATTTTGAAGAGACATTACCAGAAACTTGCTATTTCGATAGCAGTATTAATTTGGTATTAGTTATAACTAAGTTACCTACTGGTACTCAATATAATTTCGGTGTGCAAAATTTCTTAACTAAATTAGTAGTTCAGGAAATCTCTGATATCGAAATGAATATTGGTTCTTTTGCTTATGACCAATATATTAGCTCTCTAGCCCCTTCTGCATGGTGGAAATTGTCTGATGCAGTTGAAAACTCTCCAACTGCTATTGACTCATCGGGTAATGGGTATATAGGCACCGTCATGAGTGGCGTAACATTCGGTAAGACTGGACCCACTGGTACAGGTGCTGACACAGCGGCGTTATTCAACGGCATTTCGGGTCACATCTCTACATCATTCCAACCTTCAGGCACTGCATTTAGTCTGACGGTCGCTCTTAACATGAAAAAACCAAGTGGTTCAGAGTTGCTGGTGTCATCATCAGATGAACGCTATACTGGCATTGAGATTCTCATTGACGCAAATGGTAATTATCATGTGAAAGTTGGCAATGGAACAACAATGGTGAACTTTATGGGTGCTACGGTTGTTGCTGACTCAACATGGCACTTCATAACATTTACATACAATGGTTCTATCGTTCTTTCTTATGTTGACTATAATAGTACAGTGGATGGATCTGCAGTGTTAAGCGGTAGTATTCTGAGTAATCTTTTTAGTATTGTATTGGGCACATATGCACCAGCACCTGGAACTTTTAATTTTTCTGGTACAATGGCACAAGTTGCGATCTTTAACACTGTTCTTACTACTGCTCAACTCGCTGCATTGAAAAATGCAGTATCTGTAGTTGGACAATATACAATTCCTTCTATGACCACTCAAAATAGTTTTGGGTTTATTGAAACCTTTACATCGGTAATATATAATTATGGTAATTTTCAAGTTCCAAATCAAGAAAGTATATACTGGAAGTGTAGTCCTCAACCAGTAAAGGATGCAGTAGTTTGGTTTACATTAGATCTTGGACAAACTCAAGTAATCAATAGAATGTATGTCGACCCTTTATATACTGGCTGTTCATTTAATTTATATTGGAGTATCGACAATATTAATTGGACTCCTGTTAACCAGGATCTAACATTGCACAAAGGTATGTATTGTTTGAACCCAATTTGCGCCAGGTATCTTAAATTAGAATTCTCCCAATTAGTCCCCGAAGTGTATGATCTCCCATTTGATGCTGTTAATAGAGTCGTACAGGTATTCCCAGATTATGTTGATACATATTTCCTTGGATTAGAACAGGCTCTTCTAGATGCACCCGCACAAACTTATAATAACTTAGTTGGTAATAGCCCTAACATACTTTACAATACTTCTCCAAGCATCTCTAGTAACTATGGAGCCCTAGTTGGTCAATTAACTTCTGATCAATTTGGTGGTTCACCTACAAATCTTGGATTAGCTAATCTGGGGGATAATAGTTCAAGTTATAGTGTAGTAGATCCTACAGTTTCATATAAAAATCTGCAAGACGTTGCGAATGAAGGAAGTATTTTCTCTAATGTGGGTGATACCCCATTCATGAATCGTAGATTCTATCAGTATGGACCTCATACATATAAAGAAGTCTTGATCAATCAAACTTGGCATGAAGCATATTTTGTTGGCATCAAATATCTAAGTTTTTATAACATAGAACAAATTGGATTCCCACAATAATGGCAGTTTTTACTGACTACTTCTTCGCTGTTGGCCCAAATAATAACCAGGCAGTTTCTAATACATTAATTAATCCAGCGTCAACGGCCACTTTGGTATCAGGATACGGTGGATATACAGGGAACGCTGGGGATATACTACAAACAAATCAATTGCGTACTATACAAAGTTTTCAAAGTTTTAATGTAGGTAGCATTGCTACTGATTGGCAGAGTTTTTTAAGTTCAACGGTCACTCTTTTGAGGAGCAACTCTCCTGCTCAATTGGGACTTACTATTTCTGGTGTTTTCTATACTTCAAACCAGACTAACCCTAATTATGGTATCTATACATTTAGTGGATCGAGCGGGAATAGTTATGTTCAAACTACTTTAGGTGGTGGTAATAACTTGTTAACTTCTAGTGAGGCAAACTTCACTACGGGAGGATGGTCAGGCAGTAATGTAACTTCTGGCACTAGTGTTACAATATCTGGATTAACATCAGTCAATATTCCACTTCTTTCTGATGTATCTTATGGCGCATCATTCGGTGAGTTCCCATATGGTACATCAGCACTTGGTGGTTTGGCCATAGAAGGATTAAACATAAATCAGTATGACTATTTAGTAACTGCTTCTGGCACTGGGACAGTCACTATGACTATTAATTACTCTTCTACTAGTTATACACAGAAATTTACAATTTCTGGAATCGATAATCTTAATTTTTTAACAAATCAGCCAGATAACACTGATGTAATAAATATATCATTAACAACCAGTGGGCAAATTACATATTCACAAGCTGGTTTGTTTAATGGATATACTACTTCGTGGGTATCGTCTTTGCTAACGGATAGTATGAGAATTTCTACTGTGGCTAGGCTTTTTCTTCCTAATACCAGCACTGGCACATATACACTTTCTCTGTATAGTAATGCTGGTGTTTTATTAGCTGATAAGTTTTTCTCTGGGTTGCCAACGCAAACATGGATCGACCTTACTGTTGATTATATATTACCTCCCCAAGTTACTAACCAATCGTTTTATGCTGTATTATCTCAAAGTTACTCTACGGAAGTATACGAGCTCAGTATGTTTGGGATGTTCTATAATCCACTTTCTTATCAATTTAGTACTGATAACTCTACATGGTATCCGATTACCATCGGCATTAATGATGCATTTACTGCAATTACTATTGAACAACCAACTCAAAGTTTTTACTTAAAGGTTACTTTCTTACAGGATTACACAACAATCAATGCAATACAAATTGTACCTAAATTTACTCAAACTCCTTTTTATAATTCCACTAATATTAACTTTTTGAGTGACCCAAAAATTAATGAAATCGCTGATAGGATTCCGGTTCAACTACAACCATTGTTCCAACCTATATCATTGGACTTTCCATTCATCTACTCACAACAAGAGTTAATGAATATAACATCACCGTTTTTGCTGTAGTTAGTATGATTAAACTCTGTGAATGTGGTCTTTGCAATCTAGAGGTTAAACCCAACAATAGGTTCATTAAAGGACATAATCGTAAAAAGTATTTAGTAAGTAAAAATGAATCCCTTAGTCAGCGTAGGGAAAAATTAAAGAATCTTGGATCTTTAGAAATAAAAGAAGGGATTAAACTTTGTGCTTGTGGCTGTAATGAAACAGTTAAACTAGGGAATAAATATATTAATCATCATTCTAATAGGGGAATAATACTATCTAAAAGAAGTAAGGTGATAACACCCAGAATTTGCGTTTGTGGTTGTAACGAAACATTTATTTCTAAAAGAAGAGAGACTCAATATAAACGAGGGCATTCTAACAGAGGTTTAAAACACACTCCAGAACAAATTGAAAAAACCCGACAATCTAATATAGGCCGTAAACATCCTCCACGCGCTGAAGAGTTTAAGGAAAGAATGTCAAAAACAACAAAACGAGCTTGGGCTGAAGACAGACTCAAAGTATCTGGTCTTAGATATTCTTCTTATGAAGTATCAGCTGCTCATTACCTTGAACCTCTTGGATTTATAGCTACTTATAAAGATCAAAGACGAGTTGTTTGTACAGATAGAACTAGAGTTCCTGATTTTATCAATTACGATACCATGCAAATAGTAGAATTATTTGGGGTTTGGTGGCATAGAGATCGTCCTTTGCCTAAAGGAAAATCTCATGAGACCCATGGATATATCATAAAGCGTTATAAAGAAGTGGGGTATGCTTGTCGAGTAATATGGATTGAAGAAGAATTCGATGATTTTATTAAAGAGCTAAATAAGTAAATATATCATCTTAGAGATCTAATACAAATTGCGAATTTCCATAATTTGCCTGGTATTTAGTAATATCTAAGTTTCTAAAGTAGCGTTCATTTCTGTTGACGCCATCTTCCTTGTAAATGCTGGGAGGTCTTTCATTTAAATTTACTTCAAAGAGTTCTGGATGGTAAAGAGCATATCCTTTTTGTAGGGTATTTTCTGCTTTTGTTGCTATTCTCTTAGCACTGTCTAAGTCTTCATAGTCTGTATTTTTCAACTCTAAAATTTCTTCTTTCTTTGACAGCAAGTAACTATATTTGTAGGCACAAATATTCATTGTTCCTGGATCAGAATTAAGCATACACACCACATCTGGTTCTCCTGCTGGAATATCATTTACCAGTTTACCAAAGTTAGGACCTGCTTTACATGTATCATGTAGTAAGAACCAGTAGTCAGATTCTATTTCATTTTCCACGATATCTATTAAAGCAGTATAGTCAAAAGAGTTATGTGCTACTCGTGTATGAGTAATTCCTTTGCGAATTTCCCACCATCTTTCGGCGTACCCTCCCTCAAAGATAAAGATATCTTTAGTTTCTACACTTTGAAGTAGAGAGGGAATAATAACAGGTAAAGTATAAGAACTGAACTTACGTACAGAACTTATTGCTATCTTCATTTTACTAAACTTGTTAGAATTTCTTTATAAGAGTCTAAAATATCTGTTGTTTGTAAATAGTCTCTCTGTGTATGGAAAGCATAATGAACGATTAACACATCCCCATAAATAATATTGGGACGATTTAAACGTCGTGGAATATCGGAAGAAACTGCAATCTCTTCATTCCAATCTAGTTCAACACCTGCAAGATCTCGTCCAAACCAACAAAGAGAATTGATGGATATTCTTTCATACTCAGCAAGTACCCATTCAGGGAAACGATAATCGTCTAATGTATTATTAGATAGTTTATCTAGGAAGTTCTTGTGCTTTTTAACAGCCACTTCTCCATTTTCAACTCCATTAATATTTACACAGTCATATGCAATATTTTCTGCAATATTAAGTGCGCGAATTCTTTGGTGGATATGATCACAGATACTATTATTAATAATATTTGGTAGAACAAATAAATATTCAAGATTTTTAATTCGAAAATTCACCATTTTTTCGATAAAGCCTTCTTCGATATAGATGACATCATCATCTAGTCGAACATAAATTGTACTATGGTCTTTGAATCCTTCCCAAAACTTATGCAGTAACAGAGGATTATGTGACTTGCCTTCGAATTCACGTTCCGGAAGAGGGAGATGAATTAATCGTTCATCTAGAGTAATTTTATCATACTTTTCCGCTTGTTCATAAAGCCATTTAAGATTTTCTTCATCAGTAGTATTGATACAAAATCTAATTTCATCAACATAATCATATTCCCTTAAGATTTGAGGGAGCAGTAATTCCATATACTCTTTTCGACCAGCACCAATAGTGACTACAATCTTATATTCCTGTTGCACAGTTATCATGAAAACAAATCAACCCAAATTAATGCAGCCTCTTTGAACTTCTTAGTGTAACCTTCCGGTTCGCCTTCGATGACATCAGGTAACTTAGTAATCAATTCTCTATATGTTTCTACTGGAGTTATTTCAGTTAGTTGTATCTTCTGGACTTCTTTCCAGAAATTTTCATTCATTTGAAGTCCTGGAGCCTGCTTCTTTAGATTGGTATACACATTAGATTGCTTGCGATGTTCAACTGAAGGATAACCTGAACGAACTGCATAGCCTAGATGATCACAAACTTTTTTCGAAAGTACTCCAGCCCAAATGTCATCATATTGATCAAATCCCCAGTCAGGTCCAAAGATCCCAAAGTACATAATTGGAGTAAGTTCTGCCAACCATGCCAAGTTCATTCCACACATTGGGTAAAAGTTATCTTTGGGTATAGTTTGGGTTTCGTAGAATTGAGTTGGTGAAAACCTCAGACCAGGATTATGTAGACTAGTAGCGGCATCTAAATCGGGGACGTTACTCCACAGTCCATGACTAATTCCTACTGGAGATTGTTCACGAATGTCATACGGAAATCCGCGAGTGAACTCAAATTGATTATTCGAAGGGTACCATCCAAGAGTAGTCTTACTCTCTAGATTTTCAATGTGACCTCGTAAAAAATTGGAACCATCAGGATAGCAATCATTATCAAGAGTGTAGATGTGTGTAGCTTGTATTTGCCATGCTTTATAATATCCATAAGACCTACAGGCAGAAGACTGAGTAGGAATAATCCATTCATTCTTGCCTAAGTCCTTCTTGATATCCTTGTGATCATAAATGTATCCATCGAATCCCTTAGGCATTGTCGGTTTATCACCTATATCTTGAATGATAATTAATTCAGTAGCCTTTAATTCATCCCACTCTTCTAAAAACTTAAGATGGGGTAAATGATTTGGTATTACAACGATTGGATTAACCACTCTTTTGTCCTCTCTAGTCCTTCTTGCCAGTTTATCTTAGGTTGCCAACCATTCACTTTACCTACTGCAATATTATCGTTAGCAAAATGTTGAACATCACCAGGAAGCTTTTTACCTTCAATGATTCTATCATAATCTAGTGTTTCTAGTAATGTATTAAGAGATAAGATATTCTCTGGGCCACCACCAAAGTCATAATCACTATTCTTATATAACTCGAAATTTTGAACTTGATCCATTAATAAATCAATATGGTCATCTATGTAAAGAACATCTCTAGTCTGTGTTCCATCTCCAAAAAGAGTAATAGTCTTATTTTGCACAGAAGCTTTAATAAACCAAGTGAACCATCCCCCATCTTCTGAACCTTCTTGGTTGTGTCCATAAACACTAGAGGGGCGATTAATGATATACTCTAGTCCGTAAAGTTCGTGATACATCTTAATGTATTGCTCGCCAACTAGTTTAGACAATCCATAAGGAGGAATGATTCCATCCTCTCCAGGATAAACTTTCATGGAAGAATTAAAAATTACAGGGATATTGTATTGCCTCGCAACTTCACAAACATTAAAGGTTCCTATTGCATTATCAATAAAATCTAATTGGGGATCTCGAAGTGAAATTTGAGTGGAACAATTAGCTCCGAGATGAACAATCATACAAGGGTGATGTTTTTCTACCGCACTCCTCAGTAAGTAATAATCAGAAGTGGAAGCACCATGCTTCTTATCCATGCCTACAACATTAGGTAGTTTGTTAAGAAGATGGCCACCAATAAATCCTGCACTGCCTGTAACCAGGATTTTCTTGTTATATAATTTGTCCAAAGTCATAATACTATATTATACTACATGTAATATACATTGTCAAATAGCTTATCTAGTTAATAGTATGATGGCTTGTCAAAAATGTAGAATATAATGATGAATATTAAAAGAATTACTAAAGTCACTAGTCGCAGCAACTGTAATTTAAGGTCAGTTTGCCATCAACTTCTGTATATTTATTAAAAATTTTTAATTGTCTTTCTAATTCCTTAATTTCTGATTCTCTTACTATAATTATTTGGTATTTCTTATATTGATTTAAATATTGAACTTTATAAATATTTCCATTACATTTACTATCATCATCACCTTTTACTTCTAAAAATACATTAAATTCTGGTAAATAAAAATCAGGTGTATATGTAGTATTTAATTCAGATATTTTAATGCTATTAGGTTCATATTGGTATAGAATCTGATAGCAGTCACAAAGTTGTGCACATCTAGCTTCAATTTTGCTTCTTGTTTGAATATTTTTATAAACGGTAGGTATTCCATAGAGTCTACTAACCTTATCCACTGGTCTATTACTAAAAACTCCGTTAGCCCATTCTTCTTTCTTTTTAAGACTTTGTCGTGAGATATATTCAGGGGTTCTAGATTTTCCAATATTAGCATTCAGTAATATTTTTTTATGCCAATTCGGTAGGATATCTCCTCTATGGTTATGACCATGTATATATTTTGTGGTAGTATATTGTGAAAATACACTTTCACCGCAACCACAAGCACACAGACCACGATATGGTCGTGTTATAATGCGCCCAGATCCACCTGGACATTGGTTATGGCCCATTATGTAAACAGTTCTTAAATTTTTAACCGTTAGTTCTTGGCCACATCCACATTTGCATAATCTTGTATTCATTACATATCACAACAGCTATCACGGTACCCGCAGGTAGGACATTTGTAATGAGCGTGCTCTTGTAGCATCTTTCTGTCGCAGTAAGGACATACTAAATTTGGGGCTAAAGGGTTATGAGTCTTTTTAGATTCCTCGTCCACGTCTGCCTCTAGCTGGATCGTGACCTTGATTATTGTAACTTCTCCAAGTGCTAGAGAATGACTTTAGTTTCTCCCTACCTGACATTTGGCCAACACCCGCTAGTTCACTCGGAGTGTGACTATGGTATCCACCCATAGCTGCTACTCCAAGAGTGGTCTTTCCTAGTCTGTCTCGTAGTTCTAGCTTATGGAAATTATTCTCTAGAAGATTATCGACACAGTGCATTATGCAGTCAGCAAGATCTTCTGTACGGACTGGACCGAAACTCATCTTCTGAACTTTTCCATTCTTAAGTTGTAAAAATTTTAGTTCTTGCTCTAGAAGGCATGTTTGTTCATCCCCAAATTGATCTTTAAAAGAATGCACCCAATTCATACCAATCGCAGATTTAAACCGCTCACATCTCTGCATATTACTTTGTAGCGAAGCCTTCTCTTCCAGAATCATAGCCCTGTGTGCTGGACGCATTGCCCTAATTCGTTTCTTTAGACTATCGACCGTAACGAAACTACCGTATTGGTCAAAGGTAAATTTACGTATTGACCTAAATCTATCGAGAACATCAATCAGATCATCTTCAATCATGGCATAGTCGATTTGGTGTTCTGGAAAATCTTCGGGTTTATAACAATTAATATGGTCAATGATAACATGTGTCCAGGTTTCATTATTCTCTGGATCATAAATTTCTTCAGCATGAGCTACCATTACAGCAAAGTTATTGTTGTTCTTGCTGGGGTCAGCATGGCCATAATATATATAACCAAGTTTGCCTTGGTCCTGTGGAGTTAGAACACGCTCTATACCAGTGCTATCTTTAAATGAACTAAATATTCTTTCAACAATTCTTGGGTTCAAGAATGCATCAGTTACTTTAGCCCATTGACTTAAGTTCTCAACCCTGAATGTTTCTGGATCTCGCTGTTCCAGTGCTTTCATTTTAGCATCATATAACTGCGGAACCTGTCTTCTAGTGAAAGGCATTCCTTCACATGCCTCTACATTATCCCAGTCTTCATAAGGGTCCCAACTAGCTAGTTGAATTGTTAACATCGTGGGAAATTCTGGATTACCTGCTTTATCAATTTTAATACTATTTTTGTATAGTTCGTGAGCTTTGCCTACTTCGGTGTTATGACTGAACATACCATCGGCGAGTAATGTTTTCGTAGATGTACCAAGTGCTACAACATCACGATTCCCGGAATCCACAATTGATTCAACAGTAACATACTTAGAAGTTTTATCATAAATTCTTGTACCGTATAATCGGCTAGTAAATTTAGCTAATAAACGTCGTGGGCGAATTGATCCAAGTAATTTCATTTTTTCTGATGGACCACCATTAATGGTAATATCAATGCAGTCTCTACCTTTTTCTTTAATATGAGTACAAAGATCATATCCACGCTCAAGTAGTATTTTAATTAGATTATCTAGTACTGGACCGGGGTTCTGGGCAATACCCAGTTGTCCTTGCTTAGAATAGGAACCTTCGCCATCATACATACCTGATAAATAGCCTGCATCATATGATTTATCGGTTTCCCAGGTGTCAATGTAACGAATCCTATCACCTTGCTTGAGGTTTTTGGTCTTAACCCATTTTAGTTCAGGGGAACCAGAGGTTCTTGTTAACCAAAGATGATCCCCAGTGCAAACTACCTCTGGACCATTTGTTTTTAACTTAAGCGTTGGTGCATTGATGATTGATGTTTCTGTAACGACTGCTTGACGCCAACTTCTGCCGTTGCCCTTACCACCTGGAGCATACTCATCGAATCCTACTAATTTATCTCCAACTTTAAGAGACCCTACTGGTGCCCATGTGAGATCTTCTAAAAGAACTGGTGTTTCTGGCACAAGGCAATATGGTGATGTAGGAATAAAAATTAAGGCATCTTCACCAAACTGCATTAGTGCTGGGTTGATAGCAGCATATACAGCATGTGATGTTCTTGGTCCATCAGTTCCATCAACCATGTGGGCAAACTCATCGTATACAACACTGAATACAGTCTTACCACGAGAGGCAGGAGCATTGGAACTAGCTACGTTTCCTCTAATAGAAGCAATTAGTCTTTGATTTTCTATACCTCTAGCATTTAGAGAAGCAATTTGACGTTTATCGGCTGGTGTTGTTAAAGCAAAAGAATAATCTCTAAGGTCAGCAATGTATGGCGCAAAGCATTTAGAGTTACTTATGAGGTTAATAAGGTCAGCAAACTGTAGCTCTTTAGCCTGTTTTTCTGCGGTTGCAATACAGGTTATTACGATACTTTTACCTCTAGCGACACCATAATATTCCTGTGGATCATCAAGAAGAATTAGTTTCCACAATTGATAAGCTAGAAGAATTGCCCCTAGGTGGTTCTTTCCACCTCGTCGTCCAATAATTGCAATGATTTCTCCAAAATGGTCATAACCATTGGCTTTTAGCCACTCAACTCTCTTCCAAATATCTGGGTTAATCCCTTTAACTATTTCATCAGAGGGATTGAACATTTCAGCCCATTCATTGATGACCCTGAGATCATACTCAGTCATGTTCTCTGTTTCAAGACACATCAATCTTAGTAAAGTTTTTTGTCTAGGGTATAACCTATCAGCTCCCAAGAAAGAAGGATGTTCAGCAAATTCTACAATAGAGGGTAAACGAACGTCCTCAGAGAGAGCGCCCTTCATCATCTCTAAAGGGTTTGTAATATTAGCTAGAGATTTTTTGTTTCTCTGATCAAATGATGCCATAGTATATAACTAGAGATTTCTACCCTGTTTATGCAGTGCTAATACTCTTTTCAAATTTTCTGTAGTTTCTATATCTTCAAAAGGAATAGAACCAGTAACTGGTTTCTTCTTTAGTTCCTTTAAAGTCTCTGTTAAATATCTGCAATGTCCGCACGCCACCCCAGTACAGGGTCCTATTACCCTAGGTTTAGAACTAGCTTCAAATTCCATTAAGGCTTTGCTCCAGGTGTGAGAATTCTAATCGTCATAATACGGTCTGCTACGGGTGGATTGCTAAAGTAAACATGAGTAACTATATCTACAAAACTACCATTAACCAATGTATCTAATTGCAATATAGCGCCATAAATTTGAAAGTAGACTCCGTAATCTCCAACTTTTAGAGAATTATCAACTAACGTCTGGAGAGGGAGTGGGTCAGTCCAAGGTGTAGGATCATTTTTACCTGGTGTAATATTAGTCGGTAACTGTTCACAGTCCTGACTTTGATAGGTATAACCAGTTAGATCGAGGTCGTTAAATAATGCAATCATGTTCCAACTTTTTCACCACGTAAAGCCCATAG